ATTTTCCTTTTTCTCCCCAGACCAGTCCAAACCAACCCCGTCGCCTTTTGCTGATCCTGATTCGCTATGATGATTCCCTAATGACATCCAATGTAACCGAACTGATGCTGGGTAGTAATGAGCCTCGTATCCATACACCATTCGCCAGCGAGTTTCCTACACGTGGAAACGAGTTAATTGAGTTAGCAAACCGCTTAGATCAACCTTTGATGCCATGGCAAGAGCTAGTGGCAATAGAAGCGCACAGATATAGGCCAGATGGCCGATGGGCATTTTCACAGGCCGGTATTTTGGTCAGTAGGCAGAATGGCAAAAGCCATATCATGCGACTGCGGATTATCCAGGGATTAACTGACTGGAAAGAGAAGCTACAGATTCTCAGCGCTCATAAATTGGCAATTTCGCTAGAGCATTTCAATCAAGTTGTTGAATACTTTGAAAACTACGACTGGCTTTCAAGCCAGGTTAAGAATATCCGGCGCGTTAATGGCCAGGAAGAAATCACGATGCTTAACGGCTCGCGATTTAAGGTAGTTGCAAATAATGCGGCCGGTCGAGGATATGCAGGAGCCGAATCTATCTATCTGGACGAATTACGCGAACACAAAGATTACGCTGCATGGTCGGCTATTTCCAGAACACAATTAGCCGCCAAGAATCCGCAGCTGTGGGCATTCTCAAATGCGGGAGATGCAACTAGCGTTGTACTTAACGAATTGCGCGAACGTGGACATCACACAGTAGAAGGCGTAAAAGATTCTTTGCTTTGGATGGAGTGGAGCGCTAAGCCAGGCTCGCACCTAGACGATATGGATGCTTGGAAGCAAGCAAATCCAGCGATGGGTAGATCCATTCATTACGAAAACCTTATGGCCGTTAAGAATGAACCCGAGGCCGTGGTTTTAACTGAAAACCTTGGAATCTGGGTCGATACGATGGTATCGCCTTGGTCGCCTGGTGCATGGAGCAATAGTGCAGATCCAACTCTACAGCTGACAAATGATCGCCAAACATTCTTGGCCTTTGATCTTACCCCTCGTCGAGATAGATGTGCGCTTGTCGCTTCTCAAATTGTAGATGGCAAAATTGCTATTGGATTACTTCATGAATTCGACAGTCAAACCGCACTTGATGATTTACAAATAGCAAACGCCATCGCCCCTTGGGTTCGCAAATACGATGTAAGCCATGTGTCATTTAGCAAAAACACAGGAGCAAGCGTAGCGGCCAGATTACAGGCAGCCGGTATTCAATGTAAGGCAGTTGATGGTAGAGAATTTGCCCAAGCATGCGATGAAATGCTAGGAGCCATGGAAAACAACCGCCTTGTCCATGCCGATCAAAATAATTTTAATAAAGCAATTGCTTCGTGCGCCCGAGTCAATTTTAGCGATGGGGGCTGGATTATCGGCAGGCGAGCCAGCAACGATAACGCGACCGCAGCTGTCGCATGTGCCATGGCAATTCATGATGCGTCAAGACCTATAGCGGACGTTGATATTCTTATAGGTTAAGAATTGACTATGATATAATTTTACGCTATATGGCACTCTTAGATTTTTTTCGATTAACCGATAATTCTAATCGGGTTTCCGCTGCATTGACTGAGCATTTTCACGTCGATGTTGAGGCTGGATTAGCGCCCTTAAATATCACAGCCCCGATGGGCTGGGGATCTTTTGCGCTTACATGTTCACGCGAGCAAGCGCTTCAGGTTCCGGCTGTAGCACGCGGATTAGGAATCATCGCTGGCACAATCGCTAGCATTCCATTAGAAACACGGCTTAAATCGGATTCAAGTTTAGTCGAAAGCCCCCGAGTTATTCATCAGCCAGACCCACGTGTTCCAGGATCGACTGTTTATTATTACCTAATTCAGGACATGAAGTTATTTGGCGTAGGTTATGGCCAAGTTTTAGAGGTTTATGCAGAATTTCCAAATCGCATTAAATCTTGGACACGTGTTCCACCTGAAAGAGTTACTCCACAATATAATGCGCTTGGCACTGAAGTTATTGGTTATCAATTAGACGGAAAAAACGTACCTTTAACTGGCGTGGATTCAATTATTGCTTTTCCAGCAGGCGATGGCATTTTGTCTATTGGTGGCCGAACAATTCGCACAGCTTTAGAATTAGAAAAAACTGCCTATAACTTTGCAAATGAACCAACTCCTTCAATGGTTCTTAAATCAACTGGAACCAATTTACCTGCTGATCGTATTCGTCAGCTTCTTGATGCCTGGAAGATTTCTCGTCAATCTCGCGCAACTGCTTTCCTTAATGCAGATGTAGAAATGACAGCCGTAGGATTTGATCCTGAAAAACTGCAATTAAATCAAGCGCGCCAATACTTAGCAACAGAAATTGCGCGTTTAGTGGGAATACCTGCATGGTATTTATCCGCAGATGTCAATTCCATGACATATTCTAACGTTGTTTCTGAGCGTCGTTCTCTCGTAGATTTCTCTTTGCGTCCAATTTTAAAAAGTTTAGAGCAACGCCTTTCTATGCCGGATTTCACGCCAAATACCCAAGAAGTCGAATATCGCATGGACGATTTTCTGCGTGGTAATCCTTTAGAGCGCGCACAAACTTTAGAAATTCTTGTGCGCTCTGGAATTATGACAATCGACGAAGCAAGAATGGAAGAAGATCTAATCCGATGAAAATAAATATGCCGATGAACATACTTGCAGCCGATAGCGATTCCAGAACCATTACTGGTCGCATCGTTACATGGAATGAGCCAGGATATACCAATGCTGGCAAAACTATTTTTGCGCAGGATTCAATCGCACTAAAACCTATTAAATTATTACTTGAGCATCAGAATACGCAACCCATCGGTCGCGTTCTTGAGTTTAATCACATCAACGACGAAAATGGCAATCCAATCGGAATTGATGCAAGCTTTAAAATTGCGAAAACCTATCTTGGCGACGCAGCGCTCGAAGAAGCCGCAATGGGATTACGCGATGGATTTTCGGTGGGCATCAAGCTCAACGAATGGAAAGACGAAGATGGCGCATTCCGCGTCCTCTCATCTAATCTCGTAGAAGTTTCTTTAGTCGAAAGTCCGGCTATAGATTCTGCGAGAGTTTCCGAAGTAGCTGCTTCGGAAGAACCACAAAAGGAAGAAGAAGAAATGACCGACACCCCAAAGATGACCGAGCCTGAGGTTTCGGTCGAATCATCCAAGGTCGAGGCTTCTGCTCCTATCGTTAATGCTCCTGTCTATGCCGCACCACGCGTAAACATGAACATTTCCGCTGGACAGTACGCACTCGCACAAATCCAGGCACAACGAGGCGACGGCAACGCGCGCGACATTGTTGCTGCTTTAGATGCTGCTACTACTGCTGAGAACATTGGCGTAGTTCCACCAACATATTTACGCGACATCATTGGAATCATTGACGATTCTATGCCGTTTGCTATGTCACTTGAGCAGGGCGTCTTACCTGCTTCAGGTATGAAATTTTATCGTCCTTTGCTCGGAAATCAGGCCACCGCAGCCGTAACTTCTGAAGCAGTTGAATTTGATTCAACCGATACTACAATCACAAGTGCAGAAATTGACGTTGTCAAAATCGCAGGCGCTAATAAAGTATCTGTAGAGCTTCTTGAGCGCTCTGACCCTGCATATCTTGATGTCCTTTTACGCGAGTTAAGCGCATCATGGGCTCAAAAGGCTGACGCTTACGCATTCAGCATCGCAGTAGGCGCTCCAGGAACTTCAACTGGCGCAACACTTTATGCTTCAATCGCAGACGGTATTGCTGATTCTTTTGGCATTCTTCGCAAGACACCAAACCGATTCCTTGCTGATACCGGCAACTTTGCAGAGCTTCTTGCTGCTGTTGATGGATCACAAAGACCACTATTTGCTGCTGCTGCTCCACAAAATGCTGCTGGTCTTATGACTCAAGGTTCAACCGCTGGAACTATCGCAGGTCTTGGACTTGTTGTAGATCCAAACATTGATACAGGTACAGGCGTAAAGGGTGTCGTTTATTCTAGTGACGCAGCAACCTTCTACCGCGGCCCTGCTCAACAAATTCGCGCTAACGTAGTTTCGACCGGGGAAGTCGAAATCGGCGTCTATGGATACATCGCAACTTGCCGCAAATACGGAAGTTCTTTCCGCAACATCACAGTTGCCTAATAAATAACTAATCTGAGAGAGGCGTGTCGCCCCGAGCGTCTCTCTCGCTTGTAAGGAGAACTCATGCCTAGCATTATTACCGCATCGCAACTGCGCGCTGTGTTAGGCGTGAGCTCTTCTCTTTACAATGACGCTTATCTTGATGGCATTATTGATACTAGCGAAGGCGTGATTTTGCCGTTGCTTACTCAACATGAGGCAGCAATTCAAGGCGTAGAACTTGTAGATAATATTGCTTACTTTTACACAGTACGTCCTCACGGATTCGTGGAAGGTCAAACTGTTGTTATCAACAATGTTGGAGCGCCTTTTGATGGCTCACGCGCTGTAACAGACGACATCGCAACCTTTTACACAGTCAATCGCATGGGCTTTAATATTATTTATTCGCAGGTATTTACTCAGAATATTACTAACGCAGACATCGAGCGCAGACCAATCATTCCAACAGGTCGAGCAACTTTAACTGGCAAAGATGCCGCAACTATTTATGCAAATAATCAAAATGTAGAATCTGCCGTCCTTGTCGTAGCCGTCGAAGTATTCCAATCTCGTATGGCTCCAGGTGGACAGATCGAAGGCGTAGATTTTACCGCCACGCCGTATCGCATGGGTCGCAGCTTGTTTTCACGCGTGCAGGGCTTACTTGGTAATGTCGTAGATGTTGAAAGTCTTTGCCAGTAATGCCATCATCTATTTCTGCCGATGTGCGAGGCACATTAGCCACAGCTCTTAGTTCTGTCGCTGGCTCTGTTTACGCTTATGTACCTGAAGCAATAATTCCACCAGCCGTAGTAATCGTGCCTGGTTCTCCTTACATGGAACCTAATCTAATTAACAAAGCAACGACTAAAGTAATGCTGAACTATAAAATTACCGCAGCCGTCGCGTATAATTCCAATCCAGCATCTTTAGACAATCTAGAGAAGCTAATCATTAGCATTCTGGCAGTCATACCTGCCGGATATGTACTAGGACAAATTGAAACGCCACAAATTGTCCAGGTAGGCGCATCAAACGTCTTATCTGCCGATATCAACGTATCAACCTATTACACGCAAACCAACTAAGGAGACGAAATGCCTACCACTGTAATTACAGGTCGGGATGTTACCTTTACCATCGGTGGTAACAATTTCGACGCACAAAGCACCAGCGCAGTTTTGAGCAATACTCGCACACGCGAGACTTATCAAACACTCGATGGCAAGGCTTACAAAGTAACGGACGATCAATGGTCGTTTGCTGTAGAAATGCTCGCAGACTGGGGCGCAACTGGATCACTATGTGAGGTTCTATGGGCTGTTGCTGAATCAGCACCAGACACAGGAATTAGCACAGTTCTCACAGCTGTTACCGGCGCAGCTTTTACTTTCCAAATTTTCCCAGAGTATCCAAGCGTAGGTGGAACCGCACCAGACGCACAGACTGTAACTTTTAACTTTACAGTTATTGGAACACCAGCGGAATCATTTACCTAAGATAAGAAATCGGGGCTGATATTATGAAACTACCAATTACAATAAAATTTAATACGGGGGATGAAGCGACTTATGTCGTCAATCCCCCAGACTGGGCTAAATGGGAACTTAAGACAGGCAAAACGATTCGTCAAAATGATGAAATCGGAATGAATGACTTGATGTTCTTGGCTTATATGTCTATGAGCCGCACTTCAGGCGCGAAGCAACTAAAGCCTTTTGAGACTTGGATGCTTAGCGTTGATGATATTGAAGTCGGTGAAGCAGACCCAAAAGTTACCCAGTCGGAAGTATAAACCGGACGCTTATCGAGTTATCTGTTGCTACTGGTATCCCGATGAGCGAATGGCAAACTGCCGAAGATATTTTAACCGCTATAGAGATACTGGAGAAGCGCAGCCGTGGATAATGTACGAATCGCGTACGACCGCGGAGAACTATCTGGCATCAAACGCGCCTTTAAAGCCATGGATGCCGAAGCGTTAGACCAGGCTAAAGAAGTTTCAGCGGAAATTGCTGAGATGTTAAAAGATAAGATCATACGCAAAGCGCAAACACGCCAAATTGCAGGGGCTTCTGCACGTCGCATTGCTGAAGGCGCTCGCGTTGCTAAGTCGTCAAAGATCGGCGAGTTATCTTTTGGCTTCGCTGCACAAAAGTATTCTGGTGGTGCAACTACTCAGCAACTTTGGCCTGGTATGGAATTTGGATCAAATAGATTTAAGCAATTTCCACGACGCACACCAAGAGTAGGCCGAGGCAATAAAGGTTACTTTATTTACCCAACCTTGACCGAAAATCAACGCGAGTTAATTGCTAAATGGGAAGAATCTTTCAATCGCATATTAAAGGAATGGGATAAGTAATGGCCGGTAATCGTACGCTTAAACTTTCCATTCTGGCCGAAACAGCCGACCTAATTAAAGGCTTAGATCAGGCTAATAAAGAAACTCAAACATTCGGCGATAAGGTAGAAAATGGCTTTGCCAAAGTTGGTAAAGCTGCTGCACTTGCTGGCGCTGCCATTGGGGCTTTGGCGTTAAAGCTATCCGTTGATGGCGTTAAGGCTGCTATTGAAGATGAAGCAGCTCAAAGAAAATTAGAAGAAACAATTAGAGCTTCAACGGATGCGACTGCTTTACAAATTGACGCTGTTGCCGAATACATAGATAAAACACAACTTGCGACGGGCGTAGTAGACGACCAATTACGACCAGCTTTATCACGTCTTATCAGATCCACACAAAATACTGAAGAAGCTCAAAAATTATTAAATCTGGCGCTTGATATTACTGCCGCTACTGGCAAACCTTTAGAAGCTGTTGCTAATGCCCTTGGAAAAGCATACGATGGAAACGCTACGTCGTTAGGTCGTTTAGGATTAGGCATTGACGCTGGAATTCTTAAAAGTAAAGATTTTAATAAAATATATGAAACTCTTGCTGGTACCTTTGGCAGCTTTGCGGAAAATGAAGCCAAATCTCTCGAAGGCCGTTTCAGAATATTAAACATAGCCGTAGACGAAGCTAAGGAATCTATCGGATATGCTTTGTTACCGCAGTTAGTAAAAGTTGCTGATTTCCTTACCGAATCTGGCGTTCCAGCTCTTAATGCGTTTATTGCTGGCTTAACTGGCAAAGGTGGATTAGGTACAGCAATCGGTGAGACATCGCCTCGCGTCGTAGAAATGAACACTCGACTAACAAGCGCTGAAGCAATCGCTAATGAACTTGGCAAAACAATTCGCACAGTAGGTAGTCGCTTCGCTGAACTCTTTGCTATTTTTGATACCGCTACAGGTGGTCAAGGTTCAGCTGTTGCTGGATTAGAAAAGGCTCTCAAAGCGCTTAACGCTGTCGCACAGGTAACCTCTAAAGTGCTTGAAGTTATTAACGTAACTGTTGAAGGCATTGTCCAAGGATTTAAAGAACTTGTGACATTTGGTAACAAAGCTAAAGAATTCCTTGGCAACATTAACCCATTCGGAGCGCGTCAAACATCATTTGATGTTCCAAACATGACCGCGCCAAGTACATCAAATTTAGGTAATGGTTCAGCCAATTACATTACAGTAAATGGCGCAATCGATCCTGAAGGTACAGCGCGAACAATTATTAACGTACTTAATAACAGCCAAAGCCGAGGCACACTCGGAGCC